GCTGGAGATAGGCTTAAAATGCTTGACGTTAAACAATGGGGAGTATTAGATTTATCTACTTCTGCTGCTTTCTTTGGGTGTACTAATTTAGATGCTAGTGCTACAGATGCTCCTACTGTTTCTAGTACATCATTTAGTTCAATGTTTAGAGATTGCACTAACTTCAATGGAGCTATAGGAAATTGGAATATAAGCTCTGTAACATCTTTATTTTTAGCGTTTAGATTTTGTAGAGTTTTTAATAAATCTATTGATAGTTGGGATGTCAGTAATGTTACAAATATGACACAAATGTTTTATGAATGTTCTTCTTTTGACCAAGATTTAAACTCTTGGGACACTTCTAATGTCGAAGATATGAGCTATATGTTCTACAACTGCTCACAATTTAACGGAGATGTATATAGTTGGGACACTACTAACGTAGAAAATATGCAACAAATGTTTGTCAACTGCGACCTATTCGACCAATCTCTAGCAGCGTGGACTATTGCAAACGTTTCTAACTTTACTAACTTTATGCAGAACGCTACTGGTTTATCTACTACTAACTACGATGCAACTCTAATAGCTTGGGCATTACAAACAGTCAATAGTGGATTAAGTATTAACTTCGGTGGCTCACAATTTACAGAGTCTGCTTATGCTTCAAGATTTAGCTTAATAGAGGATGATGGTTGGACTATTGTTGATGGTGGTATATTTGACCCAACACCAGCCGATTACATAAGCATACTAACAACAAGAGTAGAAGCTGCTGGAGGAGTAATAGAGAACACTACAGCTAGTCAGCAATTCTTACAAGACTTAAACGATATTGACTAATGGCAGACGGACTATTAAATAAAGCAAGTATAATCTTAACTCCTACTGGTTACAAGGCTGGAACGCTTTACAACGTAGCACCAGTAGTAGAGCCTTATGAGGACTTTGACTTTTCTAGAGCTAGTGTTGCTAGTCGAGTTAATTCTAGTGGCTTAGTCGAGATGGTAGGTAGAACTCTAGGTAGTGAGTTAGTTACTTGTGGAGATTTTTCTTGTGCTGACCCTAATGACTCTTGGGATTTGTATGAAACTGGTTCGTCTACAGTTACATTTACAGATGTAGCAAGTATAAATATTGATGGGAGTAATAGTAATGCTGGATTATATCAACAAAATATCTTTGAAAATAGCAAAACATATAAGATAGTATTAATAATGAAAGCTACTGCAATATTTGATGCAGAAATATTAGAAACAGAAGGAGCTGCTACAAGAACAACTATTGGAGATGTAAGTTTGACTACATCATATCAAGAATTTACATTTTATTTTATTGGTACTGGAAATTATGATTTATTTATACATAGAAAATTTGGACAAACTGCTGGACAAAATCAACAAATTTTAATTAGTAACGTATCAGTCAAAGAAATAATAGACACCAACAACATTCCAAGAATAAGCTATGATAGTAATGGAGATAATGGCCATATATTGTTAGAGCCTACTTCTACTAATATTATTCCTTATAGTAACGAAATATCTTTATCAACAGGTTCTACAGTTTCAGGTACAGGCTCATCTACTGCTGTAACAGATAATTATGCAATAAGTCCTGATGGAACTCAAAATGCAGCAAGATTAGTTGCTACTTCGGCAACAGGAACAGGTAAATATGCTCTAAGAGATTTTATACTTTCAACTTCTAGTGTTAAATCTTACACACAGAGTACTTATCTAAAGTCTAACACAGGTAGCGACCAAAAAGTTAGTTATTATGGCAGAGATACAGGCGTGAGAGGTTTTATAACAGTTACAAGTGAGTGGCAAAGATTTGAGCTTTCGGGAAATTCTAACACAACTAACTATTATGTTTATTTAGGAGCAAGACCTGAAGATGGTACTGACACATCTTGCGATATATTAGTATATGGTTATCAATTAGAGCAGTTAGGTTATGCTACTAGTCTTATACCAACACTAACTGGAAGTACAGAGACAAGAGCTACAGAGACTGCAACTGGTGCTGGTAGTGCTGACTTAATAAACTCAACAGAGGGTGTGTTATATGCAGAGATAGCTGCTTTTGAAGTTCAACCTGATTTTTTTATCTCTATGAATGATGGCACTAATAACAATAGAGTAATAATTAAATTTTCAGACGGTGTTGATAATCAATTAACAGCATTTACAATAAATTCTACAAATGCTAGTTCAATAACACATACCATATCTAATTTTAAGCAATACAATAAGATAGCTTTGTCTTATAATTCTTCATATTTAAAATTATTTGTCAATGGTCAAGAAGTAGGAACATCTGTAGCTAGTCCAAATCTTCCAGTTGGTTTAAATGTTTTAAACTTATCCAACTTACTGACTGATAAAAATGTTAAAGGTAAAGTTAAATCAGTAGCAGTTTTTGATGAGGCTTTAAGTGATGCAGAACTAAATAATTTAACTGGCTGATGAGTTTAAGATTAACAGAAATATGCTACCCAGAGGTAAAGAGTTACTACATTGTATGGAACGATAGTGATGCGATAGTATCGTATGGAGTGCTAGAAACCTATCAATGCTTAGAGACTAAGTGGGACAATGTAGACTTATACACTAAGGAAATAGATTGGATAAACATATTAATAGATAACGGTATTAACCCTTTTCCAGAGCAATAATGGCAATAGGAACAAGTAAAATATTAAGAGGTAATCAAGGTGGTCACGCTGGTTTTGTCACAGCTACTATTGATGAGAAAGAACTCAAGTCTTTGATTAAGGACTTAGAGAAACTTAATATGTCTGACAGTAAAAACAAGACACTACTAAGGCAAGGAATGCGCAAAGCATCTAAGCCAATACTGCAAGAGCTTAAATCTATTGTTCCAGTTGAATCTAAACAACTAAAAAAGTCTTTAGGTATAATAAACGGAAAGAATGTAAAAGGTAAGCCACCAACGGTATATGTAGGACCAAGAGTTAAAAAATCATTTGCTAGTAAAGAGAAGTCTGGATTTTATTTCTATTTTTTAGAGTATGGATTTAGAGGTATTCCTGGACTAAGAATGTTAGATAAGACTGCTGCTAGTAAAGGTAACACAGCTATCAATAGTGTTATAGGAGAAATAAAAAAACTCATTGACAAAAGAATGAAGTAATGGAAATAGGAAAAGTAATATATAATATTTTAAGTAATGACTCTAATGTTGCTCCTTTAGTTACTACAAGTGGCAACTTGAGAATCTTTCCTAGTCGTTACAACTTTCCAACAGACGTTAAGTTACCATACATTACTTATCAGATGTTTGGAGATGAGCCTAACAACACTAAGAACGGAGTAAGTACTTATGACTATGTTAGAGTACAGATAAGCATTTATCACAATAGCTACGCTGATATGATAACTCTAGCTGGTCACGTTAGAACAGCTCTAGACTACGTTAGTGGCACTTATAGTGGTGTAGTAGTAGACAAGATATTTTACCAAGACCAGAACGAGCTATATGATGATAGTGCTGGTTCTATTGGTTTATATGGTATAGCACAAGATTACAGATTTAACATAAATAGATAGATATGTATAAAGTATATATAAAAAAAGATATTGAGATTCGAGGAGTAGAATATACGAAAGGCGAGTCTTATGAGGTAAGTTTAAAAATTTATAGAATATTAATATTCAATGATGCTTTAGGCAAACCCAAAAAGAAATCTAAAAAAGAGGAAACTTTAAAAGATTTAGATAACTAGTTATTAATTAATAAATTTTAAAATACAATGGCAATTTTTAATGGAACAGACCTCATATTAAAGGTCCAAGAAGTGAATGGCTCAGCAACTGAATATAAGTTGTTACATTCGCAAAACGTTAGTTTAAGTATCAATGTTGATACGATAGATGTAAGTACAAAAGACTCTGCTGGTTTTAGAGACTTATTAGGTGGTCAAAAGTCTTTCAGTCTTTCGGCTGATGGTCTTTATGATTTTTCTCCTACTTCTGGTACTACAACAGACCCAAGTGACTTAGTAACACAAATGTTAGCTAGAACTGCTGTAACATTTACTTTCACTTATGGAGGTACATTAGCTACTGGAGATACTTATTATACTGGCTCTGGTTTTGTCACTAGCTTTGAAGTTAGTGGTGGTGTTGAAGATGCACCAACTTACTCTGTTTCAATAGAGGGAAGTGGAGCAATAACACAAGCTGTAGAATAATAATTTCTTTGTTGGTTGGGGATTGTGCTACGGCACGTCTCCCAACTAGCAATAACTTAAACCAATAAAGATATGTACGAAATAGTTGTAATAAACGGTAAGGATTACCCAGTAAGATTTGGAATGAACTCATTGAGGTTATTCTGTAAAGATACTGGAAGAAGTTTAGCTGACTT